TCATCCCCCCGGATACCGTGTCAGCAGGTCATTCCCCGGCAAATACGGCTCCCCCCGGAAATTCACCGCATTCCCAAACCGCGCCGCGCATGTCTCCATCCGCTTGTCGCACCCCTCGGTCAGTAGCGCCAAGGTCCCCGCCGCCACACCGAAAGCCGGCGGGTCGGCCAGCGTCACCCCGCCAGCATCCGATGCCGTCACCGCCTGCACGATCCCCGTATTGCCCCCGGTCAGCCAACGCAGGGTCCCAAAGGCATAGGCCCCAGCCGCCAGCCCGCTGCCGGCCACAGCCGCCACCTGCCCCGAGACACCCGACACCCGCACCACCCGCCGCCGCGCCCCCATGTCCACCCGGCACGCCTTGTCGCCCAGCATCGCCCGGCAATCGGGCGACGTCTCCGGCGCAACAGGCATATCCAGCACCGCGCCCGGCCCCACCAGTTCGGCGGTGAAGGCCTCACCCTCTCGCTCCACCGCGCCGATCTCGCCCCGCGCCAGTTCCAGCCACAGCGCGCCCGGATCGGTCCACTCCGTCAGCATCAGCCACAGCGCCGCCCCGTCCCAACGCCCCGCTTCCAGGTCCGGCCCGTGCAGCGCATCACTCGACAGCGCCCCGCGCACATCCATGCTCTCCGGCGTCAGCCCGCTGCCGCGCCGTACGGCGGAAGGCAGCATCCCCGGCGCCGCGCGATACAGCACGCCGCCGATCGCCAAATCCCGGTCATGGCTGGTCAGCCCAATCGTCACTCCGTCCCGCCGCTCCAGCCGCCAGCAAAAGGCGAGTGCCGCCAGTTCCTGCGACAGGACCTCCTGCGCCACGCTCATTCGCGTATCTCCACCAGTGGCACCGACGGCGCATCCCCCGCCGCGAAGGTCGCCCGGCTGATCTCCAGCCTGTCCTCCGCAAAGCGCACCGGCACGTCGAAGCGAAAGCCCGCCCGGATCGCCGCGCCGCTCGCCGGGGCCGCATCGAACGCGATCAGCCCCCTGCCCATATGCGTCCAGCCGGTCAGCCGCTCCGTCCCGTTCACCGACACCCGGATGCTCCCCGCCACCGGCCGCGTGATGATGCGCCTTTGCCCCTCGACGCCATCGCCATAATATTTGTGAAGCTGGAACTGGCTGATCACACCATTTCCGGTCCCAAGATATTGATCCATCGGCGTGGGATTCTCGTCCAGTTTCCCGCTTACATTGTCGAAGGGATCGATAAAGCGGAACCCCCGCGCCGCGCCACGCCTTGCCCGGAAGAATCCGGTCAGCATCGCCATGTCCGCCTCCGACCGCACGCCCGGCCCGGCATCGAAGGACAGGCGCGCATCCGCCCAGTCGCTCGACCGCCGCTCATGCCCGGACGGGCTTTCAACCGTCTGCGTCGAAAAGGCCGGCGTCACGCTCGCCTCGCGCCCAATCGCGATCGGAAAATGCACATCGTCGAACGCCTGCATCTGCGCCTCCCCGTTCCGGAAAAAGGTGAACCCGTCGCGCGCAACCTGCGGCAGCGCCCAGATAAATGTTGCGGCGGTCCCCCGCGCAACCGATGCCTCCGCAGCCTCAGCAATCCGCGCCCATTGCGCAGCATTCTCGGCCCGCAAAACGAAGCCGGCAAAATAATGCTGCGCAGCAATCGGATATCCCAGCCGCGCCGTTGCCTCCGCAACGCCCCGCGCGGTCTGGCCGGATCGCCCTTCCGTCACCCAGTCATAATCCTCAAGCTGCAGCACGTCGAAGGCCGGGCTCGCCCAGCCCAGCGGCATGTTCGCGCGCTTGGCTTCGGGCGCTGCGACGTCCAGCACGGTCGGCAGATAGGCCAGCAGATGCAGCACCGCCCCCGGCGCAACATCGCGCACCGCCGCGCACAGCGCCGCCGTCGAATTCGCCAGCACCACCCCCGCCGCATCCAGCAATCCCTTCTGCGCCGCATTCAACGTACCGCGCATCCGATCTATCGCGACCGGCGATCCGCCGAACGCCGCCCGCGCCGCATCGTCATACAGGCATATCCGCCCGTCGGCGGGAATCGTCCACCACCAGGGTTCGCCCACCTGGAACTTGACCGTCAGCCCCGCCGCATTGGCAATCCCGACAAAGGCCCGCGCCACCGCCTGCAGATAGGCCATCGCCGTCCCGTTGGCGGGCGACAGCAAGGTCGATGGCGGGTCCCACCCGGTCAGCGCCCGGTCGCCATTTCCCGCTCGCTGCTTCCACGCCTCCGGGCAATGCACGTCCAGCAATTCATAGGAAAGCGACCAGATGATCCCATAGCCCAGCGCCTTCGCACGGCGCGCGAAATCCGCATGCCACGCCGCGCACGGTGCATTGAGCGCCCCGCCCGACAATGTCGCCTTCCCCGCCGCATCCAGCCGGAAATAATGGCTCATCCCGACATAGTGATTGATATCTCCCCGATAGCTCAACGCCATTATGCTGCGCAGCATCCGCTCCGGCGTCTGGTTGCACCCGTCATCATATCCGGTCGCGATGCCCAGCCCATGTTCGGGCACCATCACGTCGCCGATATCGATCACGGACCCTGACCCGTCGCATCGCATATCCGTCAATTCCGCCCACCCCTGCGCGGCGCTGGCGAACACCGTCGTTCCGGCATCATAAGCGGGCGGCACCAGCGAAATGAACATCCGGTCGACATCCCCCGCCCACACCGGATCCGCCTCGCCCGGCAGCAGGAAGCCGCCATCCAGCGCCGCGAAATCCAGCACGATCTGCGCATCGTCAGGATCGCCCTGGGCATAGTTCCACAGTCGCACATACCAGGTGCGCAGAGCGCCGCCCGCGTCCCGCCCCTCGATCGTCAGCGTCGGCCCATGAATGGCGTCGAGCGGCTTGATCCCCCCGCTCCGCCACCGGAACCGCAGCACGCAGGTCCGGAAATCCCGGTCCGTCGCATAGCCAAGCAGCGGATGATCCCAATGGTCCACCACATCCCAGATCAACCCCGCCAGATCGCCCGACCCATAGAAGACGGCATCCACGCGCAGCGAGTCCGCACCCGTCGTCACGACACTGGCCATCACGGGCCGGGGAAAGTTCACGGTCCACAACATCGGCGCGAACCGCTTGACGACCCCCGCCTCCTGCCCCCGCCGCGCATCCGCCAGCCAATAGGTCATGCGATGCTCCCCTTTACCTTTTATCCCGTCATCCCCGCGCAGGCGGGGATGACGATTGCTTATTCAAGCGCCCCCCGCACCGCCCGCGCCACCTGCCGCGCACTCCGCGCCAGCGCCTGCGGAGCCTCGCCCCCTGCAGCATTGACGTTCACCGTCACCCGCACGTCTCGCCCGCCGCCGGCGCCCGAAGGCAGCACCCGCCCGCTGCTCGTCGGCACGAACAGTTCCGGCCCGCGCTCCCCCACCACATAGCCGCGCCCCGGCGACACCGGCCCGCCGGTCGCCCGCCCCGGCAATCCCAGCGCCGACCCGATCAGCGAAGCGCCGATCCCCAGCAACCCGCTTCCTCCGCCGCTGGTCACGCTCCCAATACCGGCCTTCAGCGCATTGGATGCGATCTCATCCAGCACGCCGAGCGCCACCCGCGCCAAATCCTCGAAGCCGAACTTGCCCGTCTTGACCGCGCGCAGCAGCCCCGCCTCAATCGCCCGTCCCGCGCGGCTGGCCCCCGCCTCCAGCGGCCCCTCAAGCCCGCTGCGCATCGCCTCCACATCGCGCGCAAAGCTCTGCGTATCGGCCGCACACTGACGACGAGCCGTTCTATCTCTTCATCCATCCGGATACATCTCCCGCAACCGCGCGATCGTCGCGCCATCGGGCGCAGAATCGCCCGCCCCATCCCCCCGCGCCGCCGCAAAGATCGCGTCCAGTTCCCCCGGCGTCGCCGCCCAAAACTCGCTAGGCCGCCACCCAAGCAACAACCCCGCAATCCCGGCCAGGCGCGATGCGGCGTGTGTGAATGTCGCAGCCACGCGCCCTCCTCACTGAGATTCCTGCCTTCGCAGAAATGGCTGAAACTTAATTATCTTGAGCCGCTCCGCGCTAGTTTCATCACCGCATAGGCCGCCCAAACGCTTTCGCGACCCTCGGGTCAAACCTCGCGGCATGATCGACCGTCGGCCACCAGAGCGCGCGCCGATCGTCGGTCAAATAAAGGATGACCTTCAATCCGCGCTTAACCGGCGGTCCCCCTGGTCCGCAAAAATACGCAAACCGCATGGGCATGGTCACGCCCAGCTTGGCCCGCCCGGTTATCACCCGTTCGATGCGTACCTTCGCCTGCCCCTCGGAAATTTCTGTCCGGGCCGATACACTCGGCATCCGCACATCCTCAAGTACCTCGGCGTAGACGGTAGCTACACTTTCGGGCGGAACCTGCCCAAGCTGGCCACGCGGCAAAGCACAGGCCATGGCTCCTCCCGCTATGGAAAGAACAGCAATCGCCAACGACATTCGGCATAATTGTATCATGTGGCGATAATCCCAGCTTCGGCCAATCGCGACAAGCTTTCCGCCTGAGTTGAAACCAATCTGGTCCCGTTTCCTTATGGAGGTGTTCCCACTCAAGCGCCCATCAACACCTGCCGCAATACGCTTTTCAGCACAGGGCTCGCCTGTGCCAATCCCATGGCGACCACCGCCTCGCCCACCCGCTCGCGCGTCACCGCCTCGGGCCGCGCGTCGATACAGTGCCAGAACAGGGCCGCCATCTCCGACAGCCGCATCTCCCCCGCCGCCGCCCGCTCCACCAGCGCGAACAACGAGCCAAGCTCGGCCTCCGCCGCCACCAGCGCCGCGAAGCTCGGCCGCACCGTCAGCGCCTCGCCCCCGACCATCAGCACCGCCTCACCCCGCGCGGAATTTGCGCACGTCATAGTGCGACCACCGCCCCCGAACTCTCCAGGCTCAGCGTGTAACTGCGCTCCCCATTATAATCCCCGGCATAGTCCAGCCGCGTCACCAGGAACTTGCCCCGCATCCGCTCGCCGCTCTCGAAGCTTAGTTCAAAATCGTCGATCGTGCCCGACAGCGCATGGTTGCGGATGCGCACCTCCGCCGCCGACCCGGTGAACAGCCCCGCCGCCGATACGCTGACCGACCGCACTCCTGCGCCCGACAGCAATTCGCGCCACCCGCCGCTATCCTTGCTGGTGATGTTCACCGCCTCGCCGGCGACCGACAGTTGCGTCGTCCGCATCCCCGCCACGGTCGCATAGGCGATAGGCGTATTGCCGTCGCCAACCTTCAGCAGAAACGCACTTCCCTTCTCCACCGGCATCGGATTTTCTCCCTCACTCCGTCACCCCTGCGAAGGCAGGGGTCCCGCTTTTCTCCAATCAACCGCCCCGAGTTGACTCGACAGCCGCCGCTCTCCAACCTCCACCGACATGAGACCGGCTCCGATTTTCGCGTTATTGCTTTCGCTCACCGCCTGCTCGGCCCACGACACACCCGCACCTGCCTCCGTTCAGGCCGCGCAAGCGCCCTCAGAGGCCACCCCGCCGACGCCCGCGCAAAGCCCGTCGCTGCTCGCACAACAAGGCCGCGTCACCGACGCCGCGAACATCCTCGACGAAACCGCCCGCATGGCCCTCGCCGCCCGCCTCGCTACGTTTCAGGATCGCACGCAGCACCAGATGGTCATCGCCACCGTGCCCACCCTCAATGGGGAGGATATCGGAGTCTACACACGCGATCTCGCCAACCGCTGGGGCGTCGGGCGCAAAGGGATTGACGACGGCATCGTCATCCTCGTCGCGCCGAACGATCAGCAAATCCGCATCGCTGTCGGCTACGGCCTGGAAAAGGCGCTGCCCGAAACATTGTGCCGTGAAATCATCCAGACGCACATGCTCCCCGCCTTCGCGAGCGGCGACTTCGCCGGCGGCCTGGACAAAGGGATGACAGCGCTGATCGCGGCGATGGACGGAGGGGAAAGCCCGCCCAACAAACCGCCGTCGTCCCGGACTTGATCCGGGACCCCGCTTCTTCTCAACCTCAGGAAGAACAGCGGGACCCCGCGTCAAAGCCCGGGGTGACGAAAGGACCAAAATCACTCCCCCTCCGTTCGTGTCCAGCGTAGTCGAGACACCGCGCACATGTGTCTCGACTACGCTCGACACAAACGGCTTCAACTATGCGCGCAACGTCGATCATCCCTACGCCGCCAAAACCCGCACCCGATAATCCATGAGACAGGACCACCCCCGGTCCCGCCCTTTCACCGTCCGCGACCGCATAAATGCGACTCCCGCAATCCGCCAGCCATCCACGATCCCGCTCATGCCCCGCACCGCCCCATCCGCCAGCAGCATCGCATCCGCCAGCCGTGCCGGCGTCTCCTGCACATCGAACAGGCTGAGCGACACGCGCACCTCGCGCCCGTCGGCGTCCTTCACGCCCCAATCGCCGCCCAGGCATTCGCCGACAATCGCGTGCGGCGGCGTCGCCTTTACCGGCGTCCCGTCATAAACGCCGTTCAGCAGCGCGCTAAGCGCCCCATCCCCCGTCAACGCCGCCAGCATCGCCGCGCGCACGGCCAGTTCCGCGCTCATCGCCCGCCTCCCGCGGCCATGCGCAGCGCGAGGTCAGCCATCCAGCTTCGCATCAGCCCACGCCCCTCCAGCACGACATCATCCCCCTGAACCGTGACCACCACGCCCGGAGCCTCCTCACCGACAGCCCGCGCAATCGCCTCCCGCCGCCGCACCGCTGCCGCAGCGCCAAGCATCCGCCCCCGCGCCTCCATCGCCCGCCAGCTCATCGCAACCGCATCCGCCGCCATGGCCGCCACAGCGCCGTCACTGCCGCTGGCGGCGCGTTCAGCCCGTCCCGGTCGGTGAACATATGCGCGGCCAGCCGCACGACGCCCTGCCGCAACCCTTCGGGCAGCCCGTCCCAATCCTCCGCCATGCCGGCGACGATCGGAATCTCGACCCGACCCGCACTGCCCGGAACGGTCACCCGCACCCAGCCGTCGCCTTGCGCATCGATGTCGATCGCGTAGCTCCCCACCGGCAGCGTGAAGACGGAGCCCTCCGCCGGCACCCCGCGCAACGCCCCGATGCTGCGCACCGGCGTCACCGGCAGCCGGATCCAGCTCTCGGAACAGGGCGCGACCGCCACCCCCGCCCGCGCAATCGTCACCTGGCCGGTAAATGCCTCCGCATGGCCCAGCGCCGCGCGCAGATACTGCTCCGTCAACGCATCCTCGCCGCCAGTATCGACGCGCAGATACGCCTTCACCTGCGCCAGCGCGCCATCCAGCACCCCCGCGCCAATCGCCTCCATGACCACCGTCATTGGCGCCCCCTCTCATGGATCGTAAAATCCTCTCCCATGGGGAGAGGCAGCGAGACTTGGCGGCTCTGCCGCCTAGTCGCAGCGGCGAGGGGTTCCACCCTCTCGATAAGGCGGAACCCCCACCCCATTCGTCCCGAGCGAAGTCGAGGGACCGCGCGCAACATGCCCCCAACCCCACAGGCCAATCCCAGCCCCGTTCGTCCTGAGTAGCCATTGAGCGAAGACGAAATGGCGTATCGAAGGATAAGGCCTTGGCGCAACGATGCTTCGATACGAGCCTTCGACAAGCTCAGTCTCTACTCAGCACGAACGGAGAAAGGCGCCCGCAGTTTACAACGCCGCGAACTTCATCAGCTTGCCCCGCCTCGTTTACGAGGCGGCGAACTTCATGACCTTAATAGCCTCCGAATTCGCTATGGCCCCGCCGATCCGCTTCACCGCATAGAAATGCACGAAGGGCTTGTTGCTGAACGGATCGCGCAGGATGCTCGTCTCGCTGCGCTCCGCGATCACATAGCCATGCGCGAAATTGCCGAAGGCGATGGACAGACTGTCCGCCGCCACGTCCGGCATGTCCTCCGCCTCCACCACCGGATAGCCGAGCAGCGTCGCCGGCATGCCCGCCGCCATCGCCGGCTGCCACAGGAACGCGCCGTCGCTTGTCTTGAACTTGCGGATGCGCGCCAGCGTCGCAGAATTCATGACAAAGCTCGCCCCCTGCCGATACGGCGCGCGCAATGCCTGCACCAGGTCGATCAGCCGGTCCTGCGGATTGCTCGCCGCAAAACCGCCCGCCGCGCCGCTCGCCACATATTGCAACGACCCGAACGCACGCACCCCGTCCGCCTCATTGGTGGTGGTATAGGTCAGGAAGCCCTTGGGCTTGTTCGTCCCGTTACCGCTGACAAAGGCTGCCCCCTCGGCTCGCGCAAACTCCCGCGCAATCTCGTCCGCCAGCCAGGCTTCGACATCGAACTGCGCATCGTCCAGCATCGCCTGGCTTGCGGCCGGATTGGCGAACAGCTCCCCGCGCGGCGGCGCGATCTCGTTGAACACCGGCGTCGCCGTCTCGGCCCGCGCCCCGGTTTCGTTCGTCCATCCCGACACCGTGCCACCGCTCGTCACCAGCTTGCGATAGCCCGCCGTCCCCGTCCGCACGACATTGGCGATAGAACGGATAGGCGACACGGCCTTGAGCGCCGCGTCGATCAGCCCATCAATCTCGCGCGGCACCGCATAACCGCCCGCCGCATCGGTAGCGCCGGAAAAGCTCTTCAGCTCCACCCCGGCCTCAAGCCCCCGCCGCAGATAGCGCTCGACGAACGCCGTGCGCTTGGGATCGGCGGCAGCATCGCCCACGCCCTTCACCCCATCCAGCACCGGCCGCTGCGCAACCACCACCTGGGTCTTGAGCGCCCCGATATCCGCCTCCAGCGCCGCAATCCGCCGCCCCGTCGCTGTCCGCGCCGACACCCGGCCGACCACGCGCAGCCCGCGCTCGTCCTCGGCCATATGCTCGATCAGGCCCACCGGCCGGTCCGGCGCATGCTGCCACAGCAACGGCGCACGCTTCCCCTCAAGCGCCCCGAACGCCCCCCGCCGCACCACGTCGCCGCCCCGGTCCACCCGGTCGAACACCGCCGCATAGCCGGCGAAGCGGATATCGCCCTGTTCTTGCGCACCGCCGCTCACCCCTTCACCAATCCCAACAGCCCCAGCTTCACCGCAATGCCGATCAGCACCAGCGCCAGGCACCCGCGCACCATCCAGCCGATCACTGCGCTGCGCACCGCCTTCTTCGCGTCGCGCCACGCGCGCAGCAATTCGCGCAACTCGCGCAGGTCCCGCTCGGCCTTCGGGTCGGAAAGGCCCAGCCGCTCCAGCGCCCGCCCCGCGCCCAGGTCGCTCGCCTCCTCCACCAGCGCGCGGATCATGATCAGGCCGCTGCCCTCTCCCTCCGCCTGCGCCACCAGCCGCGCCAGCATGTCCGTATCGTGCATCACATCCTCCAAAGCCTTTCCCCGCGCCCCTTTCCCCACCTTGCATCCGCCGCTACACCCGCCCGATGCCATCGCCCCGCACCCTCATCGCCGCCGCGCTGCTCATCGCCGGCATTGCGCTGTTCTGGCTTTGGTGGAGCGACTATCTGCTGATCGGGGATTGCACCGCGGCGCAGGGCAAGTGGGATGCCCCCACCCGCACCTGCCTGATCGACGCCAAGACCTATCGCGTCCCCGGCTGATCCGGCCCGGACGACGGCGCCAGCCCCAGCATCTCCCGCTTCTCCTCCGCGCTCAGGAAATCCGCCGCCGCGATCCGCTCCCACTGGGCCGTGCGCTCGTCGGACAGCGCCGCCACCCGGTCCAGATCGACGCCGATCCGCACCCCCGGCATCCACGGCGCAAGCCCCTGCGCGATCCCGCCCAATATCTTGTCCGCCAGCGGCAAAATCGTCTGCCGCCACAACGCCTTGTTCGCCTCGCGATAATTGGCATAGGCATTGTCGCCGGGCAGCCCCATCAGCATCGGCGGCACGCCGAAGGCCAGCGCGATCTCCCGCGCCGCCGCGCTCTTTAACCCAACGAAATCCATGTCCGCCGGCGACAGGCTCAGCGCCTGCCAGCTCAGCCCCCCTTCAAGCACCAGCGGCCGCCCGGCATTGCCCGCGCCCTGGAACGCCGCCTCCAGTTCTGCCTTCAATCGCTCATACTGCTCGGCGCTCAGCGTCCCTCCGTCCGCGCCAGGGTCGTAAACCAGCGCGTCGGACGGCCGCGCCGCATTGTCCAGCAGCGCCTTGTTCCACACGCTCGCCGCATTGTGGATCGCCACCGCGCCCGCAGCAGCCCCCACGCAGCCCAGCCCATAATGGTCGTCGAGCGGATGCAGGCTCCTGATGTGCATCACCGCCGTCCGCCCGGCCGCATCCTCGCTCGCCAGCCGCATGTCCGTTCCGCCAACGCGATAGCGATAGGCCATCGGCCACCCTCGCGCGTCCGCCTCCACCGACACCCGCTCGGGCCGCAGCGCGAACAGCTCGGCCGGCGCGCCGTCCGCCCCCGCCAATATCTGTACATAGGCGTTGCCGTGCAGCAGCACATGCATGGCCAGCGTCTCCACCAGCCCCTGCCCGCCCGACCGCGCCTGCACTAGCGCCAGCGCCCTTACCCGGTCCGCGTCCCCGCCGCCATTCGCGCTCAACGGAGCGCCGCCCGCGCCCTCCGACACCAGCCGAACCGCACGCTGCGCAACGGGATTGCCCAGGATCGCCGCACGCACCTGCGCCTCATAGCTGGCGGGCCATTCCCCCAGCGCCGCGCCGCCGCCCCAGCCGCGCGACAAAGCCGGCCGCACGGATGCCCGCGCAGCCTTGGTTCCGAACCATTTCATATCGCCATTTCTCCCGCGACTCGCACCGCCAAAAGCGCCATTTTCAGGGCGATTTCGCCCAATCGGGCTGGTAATCCGTCATTTGCCCAAAGGCTGATCAACAAATTCATCAGCCAAAATAATGGACTGCCGGATTGGACCCAAAACGACGCTAATTCCGTCTATGCGGCTGTCAGCGACATCATTACGCCCGAACAATAATCTGGTCGGGGGCGACAACAGATGACACAGGGGCTCATTACAGGGCGGGAGGATATCCCGCCTGAGCGGCAGCGTGATCTGCCGCAACGTCGTTGGCTTTGGGCAGGCAATCTCTTGGCGACGATCAGCGCGTGGTTCACTTCCGCAGAAGGTCCCGCATGCTGCCATCTCTGCGGCCACAGGGAACTTAGCCCGACGGACAGCGCGCCACGATGCGCCTGCGACCCCATACTCGACGAGTGGTGATCGATTACCCTCTCCCTTGGGAGAGGATATGAAGACTTGGGCCACCGGCCCTAGTCGCAGTTGGAGAGGGGCGCTCCGCTATGAACAAGGGAAAGCCCTTCACCCACCTTGCCCGACATCTCCGGACCAATCCTACCGACGCGGAAAAGCGCCTCTGGCATCATCTGCGCGCCCATCGCCTAGATGGACATAAGTTTAAGCGTCAGGCCCCCGTTGGCAACGCCATCGCTGACTTTCTCTGCGATACTTCCAGGCTCGTCATCGAATTGGACGGTGGCCAGCATGCGCAATCGGAAAAAGACGCTGCCCGCACCGCAATATTGGAAGCAAACGGTTACACTGTCCTGCGCTTCTGGAATCATGACGTGCTGCAAAATACAGAAGGCGTTCTTGAGGAAATCCGCAGAACTTTGCGTATTGCCATAGGCCGCCAACCCCTCTCCAATTCCGACTAGGCCTGTGGCCAAGTCTCCATATCCTCTCCCCAAGGGAGAGGATAGCGGAAGCTAGGCTGCCCGCCGCCTAGCGAAATTCGAGAGGGGCTCCGCGCTCGGAAACACGCGCAACTCCCGCACCCATCACACCCCCCAAACCCGCGGCGTCGCAGCCCTCTTCCCCAGCATCAGTTCCGTCAATACCCACACCAGCGCGTCCGCCCGGTCCGGCGAACGCCCCGGCCCCTCGTAGCCGCCGCCGATCACCATCCCGCACATCTCGTCCTCCAGCGCGGGGAACGCGCCGCGATGCCACACCCGGCCTGATTCGTAGAGCGCGGACACCGGTTCGGCGCGCGCGCTCTTGCTCCGCGTGGCGTGTACCAGCTTCACCGGCAACCCGACATCCACCGCGCGCAGCACGCTTTCGACCATCGCGCCGCCATTATTGGCCTCCGCCACCACTCGGTCCGCACCATGCGCCGCCGCCGCGCCCGCCACAGCCCGCGCCCAGCCTTCCGGCCCCAGGCCCGATACGCTGGCATCGGCGATCACATTGCCCCGGCCATCCGGCGCCACCCCCGCCACCACGATGCCGCACGCGTCTCCATCGGTCCCGGCGGGCGGATCGACGCCGACCACGACCCGCGCCAGCGCCGGTTGCCCGCCATTTCGCCCGTCATCGGCCACCGGCACATGCAACACCCGGCATCGCTCGATCAGGGCGCGCGTCCACAATGCGCCCTCCACATCCATCAGCAATTCGCCGTCCAGCTCCTGCCGCCCCAGCCGCGTCCCCGCATAGCTCCCGTGCATCGCATCGATGAAGGCGGGGGGCAGGTTGGCGCGATTGTCATCCGTCCGTCCCCGCGTCACCGTCACGCCGCCGCCGGTCGCCGAACCCGCCTGCGCCATCAACCGCCGTACCAGGGGGACCGGGCGCGGCGTTGTCGTCGCCAATATGCGCGGCGCGGACCCCAGGCGCAGCGGCATTTCCATATTATCCCAGGCCGCCTCGCCCATCGGCCATTTGGCGATTTCGTCTGCCCATGCATGGCTGAACGCCGGGCCGCGCATTCCCTCCGGCCCCGCGCCGAAAATCTCCGCCTGCGCGCCGGATTTCCACACCAGCCGCCGCAGCGCCGGCTGCCACAGCGGCCTGTCCCACCAGGGCGACACCGCCAGCACACCGCTTTCGCCCTCCACCATCACGCTGCGCGCCTCATGCAGGTTAGCGCCGACAAGGGCGATCCGCGCCGACCCGTCCGTCTCCGCGATCCCGCGCACCCATTCCGCACCGGCCCGGGTCTTGCCGAACCCGCGCCCCGCCATCATCAGCCAGACGCGCCCGCACCCGACGGGTTCGCGCTGGTCCGGGCGACCGTGCAGCGCCCAGTCATAGGCTGCAAAGCGCAGCGCCTCGGGCGTTACGCCCGCAAAGGCTTCCAGCAAGGCGTCGTCCGGCAGATATGCCCAGCTTTCAAATGGCGACAGGCTCATTCTGATAGTGTCCGGTTTCGAATGGTTATGCGTTCTTCCATTCCGTCATCCTGACGAAAGTCAGGATCCATTCGGCGCTACCGTTGAGAGGATGCGCCCACAAAACTGAATGTCGATAAGGCCTAAAGCTGGTTTTGCTCAGGCTTTGATGCAACCCGGTCCGTCGCGCCGTCCGATGAACCATTCGACACCCCTGCGGTAATCCCCAGCCTTTTGCGCACCTGAGCAATCCGCTGCAGCAGCCCGGCGGTCAGCGCCGTTCCCTGAACGGCGTCGGCGTCGCATTTCTCTCTGTGGCGCTCCACGCTTGCCTGATGCGCCTTGTATAGGCCCATCATCACTTCCAGCGGATAGGCATGCCGTATCTTGGTGCTTTTGATTTCTGCGTCCCGCGCGCCCTCGCGCACCGTCTCCGTCACTTCCGTGCCGAACCGGCACTGGCGCATCAGGGCCATTTCCAATTCTGCAAAACCGGTTTCCAGCGCGTCGGCCCATTCTTTCCTGAAACCGGCATCGCGCTTTCTGAACTGGTAGACGGCGCTGGTGGTAATATCCAAGGCGCGCGCCGCTTCCGTGACGTTCGCCGTCGCCTGCAGCACTTCAAGGAACTTTTTGCGACGCGTTTTCGTCCACCCTTTCTCGCGCGATTTGCGAACCTGCGCCACCGTGCCCCGCGCGGTCGTCTGGAGACTGAGCTGTCGCTCCTTTTTCCTGTCCGCCAT